CGGCAGGGCCTGTCTGCCCCTGGGCTCCTGTGGGGCCGGTGGGACCTGCCGCTCCGGCCGCGCCTGTCGGTCCAACCGGCCCAGTTGGTCCGGTTTCTCCAATGGGACCTGTCGGCCCCTGTGCTCCTGTGGGTCCGGTGGGACCCGTCTCCCCGGTCTCTCCCTTCAGGGATGCCAGGTATTCCTCCTCCGTTCCCTTGAAGCCGTGCTTCACCGCAAGGCCGTAGGCCGAAAGATAGTAGGGAGGGTTGTTGTACGGCGGTCCGCCGCGCTCACTCCACCTCATGCCGTCTCGCCTCCTCGCCGTAATATCCCTCCGCAGGATCGTATAGCTGGCAGAACCAGCACACAAACGCCGTGTACGCGCTGTTGTAAATGGTCATGGAGTCCGCGTACTTGTTATACTCTCCGTTCTCCGCGTCGATCCTGGCCTGCAGATACAGCGGATAGAGATCGTCGTAGGGAGGATCCACCAACAGCTCCCGGTCCATATCCGCCGGATATTGCAAGTCCAGCTCCCGGATCTGCGCCGGGGCCATCAAAAAGACCTCCGCCTGCAGGCGTCCTTCCAGGCGGCGCAACCACTGGAACTTTGTCTCCTCGCTGAAAGCGTTGGGTTTCACGGCATCCGCCGCCGCGATGGCATCCTTGACCTTCATTCGTATCCGCCTCCCTTCGTCCTCGCAAACTCCGCTCTGCTCACTTTGCGTCCGGCAAATCTCGCAACGCTCCGTTGCGCCCCAAGGGCACTTCCGCGCCCACTCCGTGGGCTTGGGCGCCCGTCCTCTCCCCACAGGAACCGCTCCGCTGGGTTCCTGCGGGGTCCCCCGTGTAGAACCTCATGTTCTTCAGCAGCCGCGGGTTGTCCGGTTCCTCCAGCAGCGCCTGCTCTCCGTATTCTCTTGCCGCCCGCAGATCCCCGATCCGGTAGCAGGCATACGCCATGGCGTCCCAGGGATAGGCGCCCCAGGCCCTGTCCTCGTTGATATAGAAGCCGGACCGTTCGGTGATGTCCACGGCCCGCCGGCCGTAGTAGACCACGCCCTCCCAGTCCTCCGCCGCGTAGGCAGCCTCCTGCGCCTGTACCCAGGGCTCCCGCAGCTCCGGTGCCTCTGCGATGGCCCGCAGCGCCCACACCATGCCCTGCCGCCTGTCGCCCATAGACAGATAGCACCGGGAGAGAAAGCGCATGGAGGCGCACCGCTCCGGCTGCCACACGGCTCCGGGCATTTCCAGGTGGCGCTTCAGCACCGGGATGGCCTCCGCGTACAGTCCGTGGAACATATACTCCCGCCCCAGGTAGTGGGCGTTCCGGTCGTCCTCCGGGTCCTCCCGGACGGAGAGCTCCAGCAGCGGCAGATACTCCGCCCGGCTTTTCTTCGGGTCCGGATAGTGCTCCAGCACGATCTCCGGACATACCGCTGTCTTCCAGGTGCGCTGCCCGTCTGTCCTCCGCAGCACCTCATGTACCGGATGATGCCACTGGAACACGCCGGGCGTGTGGACCTTTTCCTGTAAAAACGTAGTGCCCGGCGTCCCGCCGGGGCCGAAGCTCCAGATATAGATGTACCGGAGCTGTTCCGTTCCCGGCTCCCAGACATTCTCCAGCAGCTTCCGCCAGCCGGGCCGGAATACCTCGTCCAGGTCCGTGCACACGCAGACGTCTGTGCCCGGCGGGATCAGATCCATGGAGCGGTTGCGGGCCGCGTCAAAGCGCCAGGGGGAGATGATCTCCTGCCGCACGATCGCGCCCCGGTCCGCCAGCTTTTCCACGGTCCGGTCCGTGCTCCCGGTGTCCAGGACGCACACCCAGTCCGCCTCTGCCATGGAGTCCATCCAGCGGTCCACAAATTGTTCTTCATTCCTGGCAATGGCGTACACGCAGACCTTCATGGCATGTCCCTTTCTGTCGTGATAAGCGGGAGGGGGCGCGGAGGCCCCCTTCCACTTCAGGCCGCCGTTTTCCCGGCATTTCAGGCCGCGCCGGTCAGCTCAGTGCCGCCGCTCACGCCGCCCACCGCGAATCCGCGCCAGTCATTGAATCCCGCGATAAACCGAGCGTAGCCCTTCCATACGTTGGCGTCGTTGCCGGCAAGCTCGCTGCGCACCTCCAGCTGTACGCGGTCAAGCCACACCGCACTGCCGTATTCCTCGTTGTACCTGCTGTCTCCCAGCACCCAGGGCTTCGTGCTCTTGGTGATGAACTGGTTCAGGTACGGCCACACAATGATCTTCCACCGCCCGAACTGGTAGTTGAACCCGTTGTTGGAGGTGTCCGGATCCTTGTCCGCGCCCACGGCGGCGAACACGTCCCGCTTCAGCTGGTAGTCATTGGGGATCAGGATGGTGTCCGGGGCAACGTCCAGAATTTCCCCGTTGTCTCCCATGAAGCCCTGCATCTCCGTCTCCACAGCGGAGAGGGCGTCCACACTGAAGGCGTCGGAGAACTGGTTACACTGGGTTGCCTTGCCCATCTTGGAGGGATGGGCTGTGTCGAACAGGCCCTTGCCGTCCGCGCATTTGGCGTCGAAGGTCTTCCCGTAGAACTTCATGCTGGCGGCCTTGGTGATGGCCGCGCCGAAGAGGGCGGCGCCGAACCGCTCGCGGGTCCGGTAGTAACCAGCCACGAAAGCGGCAGGCTGCTTTTTCAAGTCCATGAGCTTGGAGTCTTCCACGATCTCACGGGACAAGGAGAAGCTGTTCTTCCAGGTCATGTGCTCCAGGAACTTGTCGAAGCCCTCCTGCATCCCGTCCACGGGGTACTCGCCGTTCTCGCCCACGGGCTGGAAGCCCTCCATGGCGGTCATGGTGGTGAACTTCTCACCCCAGTGCTTGCTTGTGCCCACAGTGAACAGCTCTTGAATCATAGACTTCTGTTCAAAGGACTCGCCCCGCTTTTCCAGGAACATCCGGATGGGGGCCTGGGACTTGCCGAAGATGCTGTCCTGCAGGCCGCTCCCTTCCGTAAAAGTGATATTAGCCATACGATGATTGTCTCCTTTCCTTGGTGATTCCTGCGGCGGATCAGCCGCCCCCGCCGCTCTGGGTGATGTTGACCACAGCAGGGAAGCGTACCCGCACTCTGTCGCCTGCGGCGGTGCCGTCCATGCCCACCACTTCGGCCACACCGCTTGCCGTGGTGGCCGTCACCTGCAGGCCGTCGGTGTGCAGCGTCACCTTGTCGCCCAGCTTCACACTGGAGGCCGCCGCCTGGAAGGTGGTCTCAAACATCATGTCGGGCAGCACCCGCATAACGGGGATGATGTCCCCCACCGTGCAGGGCGTCTCCTTCTCGATCATGCTCACATAGGTGGGTGCAGTCGTTCCGCTGGCGACAGCCAGGTTTCCGCCGCTCTGGATCAGGGCCATGCCGATCCTCGGTGTGATGGCCCCGCATGGCAGGTACTCGATGCCGGGCACCCGCCCGCCGTCTACCTGCTGAATCAGAAAAGCCATAAAAACCTTACTCCTTCCGTTGTTTTTCCATGTACCTGTTGTAGTGCTTCTGGATTTCCGCATCCGTGGCGTCTGGATTGAAAGCCAGGTACTCCGCCTTCACATCCGGCGGCACCGTGGCCGCCCCGGTCCCCTGGGGAGTCCCGGTGCCGGTCAGGTGGTCCTTTCCGCGGGCGTTGTTCAGGGCCTGCTGCCGGGCTGCTTCCGCCCGGGCGGTAGTCAGACGGTCAAAGTTAGCCAGCCGGTAGGCATCCAGGAAGCTGTTGCCCTTGCGCACCAGGTCGTAAAATGCCTTGGCGCCGGGCATGGAGAGCAGGTCTTCCACCGTGTTGATGGTGGGGTCCAGCTTGTGGATCTCCGCAAGCTCGGCATTTACCCTGGCCTGGGCCTCTGCCTGCCTGCGCTGCTCGTCCGCCGCCGCCTGCTGCTCCTGCTGCTTTTTCAGCGCCTGGATCGCCGGCGTCTGCTCCACCGCGGACCGCAGGGCCTCCGGCGTCAGCTTCCCGGCCTTCAGGTCCTTCTGCAGCTTGGCGGCGTCATAGTCCGCCCGCCAGGCGTCGAACTCCTCCAGGGTGGTGATGGGTTTGCCCGTGACGGTGTTTTTCATCCCCGCCTTGGCAAAGAAGGCATCCATCTGCCCTTTGGTTCTGGCCCTCTCGTCCTCCACGGCGGCTCTCACGGCGGCGTCAATGGCGGCCTGCTGCTCTTGTCGCTCCCCTTACGGGGAGCGTGGATTGAAATCCGAGCCGGACGAAGCGTTGGATGTGAGGTGATCGTCGCTCACCGTGAGGGGAGCGCGGATGGAAATTCAATGTCCGCAGACAGGATCTGCTTGGCGCTGAGAAAATCCGCATGATTCTCATGCAGAGGGAGCACAAGGTCAACACAAGATTTGTGGCTGATATCTATGCGTGAGATGGGGTTGATCTGTGTCCGAAGTACTTCAAAATCGGAGGGACTATGCTTCTGAATCAGAGTTCAAGAACAGGATCGACTCATATATTGAATTCCGCAATACAACATGGCCTTATCGCACATTAAAAAATTGGACTCCATGCCAGATGGAGGAAGACTACCAAACGTAGTGGTGCCAATCCTAAGAGGTTGGCATATAGGGGTTCAGATTTCGGAAATCTTCTGTTTTGTAAATCGATTTCAAGTTTTTTGTGTTTTCATGTCCCATTTCTATTGCAGATATGAAAATGGCTGAAAACCTTGCTGTGTCAAGGTTTTCAGCCATAAAACACCCCCACCTAATCCGTCAGTCTCATACAAACTATTCAGATTAGGCGGGGGGCGTTCAAATCATTGAAGTGTAGTAGCCCACAAAATCTATATCCCATCTATTTGTTTTCATCTGCACTAGCTTTTCTTATCTTAACTAGATCGCTTAATCAACAGCTGCCTAGCTGAAAGGATGCTATATAATGTCTTCTCGTAGCAAAAATCCGAGAGGAGACCCTCTGTTTACAAGAAAGTCCAAGACATTTAAAACCTTGTGCTTACGCAGGGCATCCGATTTGAAGAGGTACAGCCGCTTTTGAACATAACGGTACATATACTCTTCCATATAGTAGATAGTGTTTGTGGGAAGAGCGGTTTGACGCAGCTGGGGGTTGTTGGATATAATGTCGCTGAGCCATTCCACGCCGTCTTCAAAGAACACTTGGGAACCGATGCTGTTCAATACCCGACCGACAGAGTACAAAATTGCCGGATGTGCTCCCGTCCTATTTACTGCCGTTTTATAAAAGACCGCACAGTCCTCCCGGAGGGAGTGCCAGGTTGTGATGCCTTCTCTCCATTCAGGTCCTGCCAAAAGATACTCCGTCAGGACATTTCCTATTCCAAAACTGATGGCCCGATCCTCATCCATCTGTTGCTCGAATTCGGGGGCCCGTTCGAAGGCAGAGAAGATGTAGTTTTTCAGCAAATCCCAAAATCCCCAAAAGGCGCTATACCTAGGTTTAATATCTTCGGCCTGGATAACATCCCGCAAAAAGCGGGTGAATTCCTTGCCGTATTTCACGTGCTTCACCAAATGGTCCAGAAAGATGCTCTGCTGCTCCGCAGATAGGCCCAGAACATAGTCGCCGAGCCACTGTGTATATGCGTACTCTCCTTCGTAGTCCTGATAGCCGTCTCTGTCCGTGTCCTCAGGTCCGAGCAATGTACCCCAGACCCGGTCCCCGATTTTTAATACGAAAACGAAGGAGCCTTCTACATTACCGGACGGAATCATCCGCTGCAGGGCAATCAGTTGGTGAACCTCAAGGCCGCTCAAAGGGATGTCTTCTAAATCGGAGACCTCCTCTTGAAACAGCGCCTGGATTTCTTGACTGTGCTGCTCAAAAAAGGTCCTTGTAGAAATGCCGTTGTAGCAAAGGACTTGGGAGAAATATCGGGGTGCGAGCACCGCATAGGTATGCATTAGCTTTCGGGCCACATTGGGGGCGGAGGGCCAAAGGATGGAGGCCACACTGTTCAGCGCTTCATTCTGTTTGCCGTTATACATCACAAGGGCCAGCAGCATGAAAAGTGGAGAAGACCAATCGGCGATGAAGTCGTCACTGGAAACCAGACTTGCCACTGCGGAGATAACTCCATTCAACTCATAGGGACCTAGATGGCAATCTCGATTCAAAAAGTTCAGACAGGTCGCCAGAAGTACCTCGGTGCAAAAGGCAAGCGTTGTCTCATTTATAGCCGTCCGTCGCTCCCGTAAAAGGACTGCACAGGCATTTACGGCACTGGAAATGTCGTGGGAGTCCGCTTCTCCCTCCTCCAGAATCTGATAGATCTCATTTACCACTGGCTCGATACCGCCCTCAAACTGTGGGTACTGTTGGGCAGCTTCCTGATTGCCTCGAAGTTTTGCATCTGCCCAAAGCATTAGCGGTACATGCCGCATAAAGTCCTCATAATTGCGTTGGGCCTGTTCGCTGAGGGCTGTGAGATTTTCCGGCATATCTGGCACCACAGAGATCATCACTCTGTCCTGGGACACCTTCTGGCTACTAATCTGACGCCTTCGAAGGTCGCTCCGATAGTACGCAAACTGATATACCTCCTCCCAGGAATCGATGCTCTGGGTTGCCTCGTCAAATGCGGCATACAGCTGTGTCTTTCTCTCTTCCAGCTCATTCTCAGACAGAATGCCTTTTTCAATCTGGTAGTCCACCAAAACTTGTTCAAATTGCTTTTTTCGGAAGGGTAGTGCATTGGTCTCCATCCGCTCATGGTCGAACCAGCGATGAGATGCCAGCGTTCCTTTCAGAAAATCGGCACTGTGCTCCGCCTGCAGTCGGGCGATGTCGAAGACAAAGACCTCCTTGGTCTTCAACAGAATACAGCTGATGGGAAAGAGCTTATCTGGATAGGCAATCACCACACTCAGTACCACGGCAGTAATGGCTGCGCTTGCGGATTTCCTCAGCAGATACTCACAGAACTGGCATATGGTTTTCTCCTCGGTAAACTCGGCCAAATCCAGTAGCCATTTTTCCAGTGCCATCAACACGCTCTCCAACAACTTGGGTGCTACATGAGTACCTCGGTACATCTTCCACAGTCTGTCGCTGCACACCTGTCGCTGTACCGTGCCGTCAGTGAAATGGATTTCAATCTGAGAACATTCAGAATACTCTGTTGCCAATTTGGAAGAACTGTAGCAGTTTGTGGCGTAGTTCATGATCCGCAGGATCGTGTTCAACGCCCGGATTGGTGCCTCCTGTAATAGGAAAAACAGCGGAGTTTGAAGGGCGCTTTCCGCCTTGTATTTCATATCCAAGCTGTGGGACAGGCCGAAATAGTACTCCATGCTGTCATGAGAATAGTCATTATGTTCTCGTTGAGAAGAGTCGCACCAATAACGCTCCGCAAGACTGAGTACCTGCTCCGGAATTGCCTGGCAAACTCTTCCGCATTCATAAACATTGGACAGGCTCTTTTGCAGGAGTAAATAGTTTTCCTTGTAACTATCATCCGTCTGTGTATCTGTAAAGGATTGGAAGATGTCGGTCAGTTCCTGCTTCAGTTCCATTGCGGCAGCCAAAATCACATCGGTAAGGGTGATAAATCGCGAGTCTCGCCGAAGGGTATAGGGATACCGCTCCCTTTTCCATATCTCACTTTTCAAATAGAGGGCAATCCTCCCCGCCAGTCCCGTTGTCTCTCCTGTTTCATATTTCGCTGTCCATGTTTTCAATGTATTAGTGACGATGTCCAGATTTTGGGCTGTCCAAGGAATCAGGCCACGGTTATTATAAATATATTGAAAGACCGTAAACCAAGCCCGTCCTACAGGGCAGGTGAAGCGATACTTGTTCCCTGTTGGCGTGGACAGTTTCTTTAACAGTTCCCGGTCGATGTCACGGCAGGCGGTGTTCAGTAGAAAGACCATGCGGGTGAACAAAGAGTATCGTTCCTGACTCAGAATGGGGTCGATTGCCCGGAAACAGTCCACCTGATCAGACTGCATCAGTGCGATCAGCGTCTCATCCTTCCAAGCCTGATCCAGTCCGCTTTGGAGCATAGAGATCAAAAAATCTGCATAGCGACCTCCACCGCTAGCAAAAACGGATTCCAGCCAGATGCGATACAGCTTCCTGGCTCGTAGAGATAGGCCGAACCCCTCTAGAACCTTCTCGGCCTCTATTCCCTCCTGGTACCGCTGGGTCAAAATGTGTTTTATAATCAGCTCCTCATACACATCGTGACTCATCATCCACCGACGTGGAGAGTTGTCGTAAACGGCGATAATTCCGCTATCCTCCAGCGCGGTCAGCGCCATATAGTCATCGTTGGCACTGCTTATGTAAATGGTGGATCCCCGTTGCAGCATAGAGAACACGATGTGCGTTACCATCTCCTCTCGTCGGACGGGGAGGTTTTCTGCGCGACGGTGGCTGTCACAGATGACCTCCTTCCAGACCTGCTGCAGAAACAGCTCCTCAGAGGATACCAAATCCAAGCCAGCCGGATCTAGCTTTAAGTACAGCTTTAAATAGAAGAAATCCTTCAGGAGGCTTCGAAGATTCTGGTTTTGGGGAAGTGGGAAGTGATACTGCTCTGAGATCGCTTCTAGCACCTCATCAGCTATGCTCTCCACCCGAAACTCGTCATAAGCGATGTCTTTGAGGAGAATATTGCAAAAGCTGTCCTTGTATACGGTACGGATGGTGAAGATCATCTTCCAGCCGTGGTCAATGAATTTATGGACAAGGGCAGCAAATACCTGTGGGCTATTAAGTGCGGAGAACTTCTCAGCGGATTCAATTACACAGACCTTTCGCTTCTCTTGACTGTAGAGGGTAAATAAGTCTTCCAGTTGGTAGTTTCCATACTTGCGTAAAAACAGACTTTCTTCCTCCACATCCAAGTCGGTGGAAGAGAACAAGAAGCAGGCAAACTCATCGCCCTGCTCCTGCCGCCGAGAAATGAGATCCTTCACTACGCCAGATTTACCCGTCCCTGCGTCACCATATATGATACAGACAGCTTTTTCCGACTCCCATAGTACATCGAGCTTCTGCATATCATAATAGATTTTGATCCGCTCACCCTGGCACGGAATCTCCGACTGAATATTGGAACGGATGGAGTCACTCCGGTTTTGGATCTGCTCAACCCACTGGGAAAGACCCGGCATAGGGTTAAAATATAAATCTCTTACTGTGGGTAGTGCCAAAAGTATCTGCTCGATATGGCTTGGCCCCCGCCATTCAACAGTGATGCCAAGGCTTTCGCCGTGTGTTTCGATATTCTCTTGATATATGGGCTTCTGGGTATGAGGGCGCTTGCTGACAGACATTTCCTTATTAATATAAAAAATAATCCGGCTGATTCCTGCATATTTCTGCTTTGCATCCGCAATAGCATTTTTGAAATCCACTTCTTTAGATGAAATCCGAGTGGAAGCATCATAGTATTTCGCTTGAAATCCGGTCAAAAGGCCATCCGGAGCCATCACGGGCTGTGTTTCGATATATGGTTGATTGAAGTACCGGAAAATACCGTGCGAAAGCCCCATCTCGTGGCAGAACAGCGTGGTGACAAGGCCCTCAAAGGCAGCCCTGGGATTCTGAGAAAACTTGGACTCAAAAACCTTCCAGTCAACGGGGATATTCGTCATGTATAGCCCTCCCTGCGGTGCCGAATATAACGTTATTACAATTTCATTATGGCATAATTGTGGTAGATTTACAATGCTACTCTCATAGAGACATGAATCAGATTTCTGTTAATGGTATATGCGGTGTAGTACAATTCATAATCCAAAATAGGGTAGTTCCTTTCATGTGATATGCTAATTCATATCACATGAAAGGAGCAAACACCATGACCTACACAGATCAAGAGAAAACCGCTATCATCACACAGTACAGACAGGGCAGGCCAATCCAGCAATTATGTACAGAATGCGGCGTCTGCGCACGGACGATCTACCGCTGGGCGAAGATATACTGCCCAGTGGTTCCGGACGAAAAACGCACCTATACCGTCAAAGAGTATGATGCACTTCTTCGCAGAGTTGCCAAATTAGAAAACATGGTCGCTATTTTGCAAACTGTCGGCTGCACGGTCCATGCTCCATTGAAGGAGCGGTTAGGAGAACTGGAGTTGTTATACGGCCAATACGACGTACACACTCTTTGTGAAGCTATGAATGTCTCCCGCGGAACCTTCTATAACCATATTCTCCGAAATAAGCGGAGCAATGCTTGGTTCCAAAAACGCAGAGAGGAATATTGCGGATTGATCCGTGAAGTATTTGATGAGTATCGTCAGGTGCTGGGTGCTGAAAAGATCCGCACTATTCTTGTTCAACGAGGTCATCAGGTTAGCCCAGAATATGTGGCAAAGTTGATGAAGGAGATGGGGCTGACCAGCATCCGCAGTACTGCGAAGCAGGATTACATGAAACTTCATGAGCCAGAAAAGAAACGGAATGTCCTGCGTCAACAGTTCCAGGCGGACAGGCTCAATCAAATCTGGGTCAGTGATGTTACCTGCTTTAAACTGGGGGAGCTTTATCTCTATACCTGCGTAATTCTAGACCTGTTTTCACGCAGGGTTGTTGCCTATAAAGTGTCCAGGAAGAATAGCACCCAGTTGATTACCTCCACATTTAAGGACGCATGGGAGCAGAGAGCTCCCGATACCGGCCTCATTTTTCACAGTGACCGTGGGGCTCAATATACCTCACATCGGTTCCGACAACTGCTTCATGAGCGCGCAGTGGTGCAATCTTTCTCCAATTCGAGGAAACCTCATGGCAACGCTGTTGCGGAGTCTTTCTTCGCCACCCTAAAGAAGGAAGATCTGTATCGGAAGGATTACACCTCAGAGGCGGCTTTCAAGCGTGGCCTTGCCTCCTATATCGAGTTTTACAGCACCCAGCGCCCACATCGTACCTTGAAAAATCTGACGCCATGCCAGGTTGAAGATGCGTTCATGAGTGACAAATCATGAATCCGTATCCCAGTGACACAGCTGGGGGGCAGATTCCATCGATTGCGCGTTTTGCGTCTTGATTTCGCCCTGTTTGCATTTGTTTGGTGACATAGTGCCCTCTATAATAGGAACGCCAGAAACCATTGTGGCACAATGGTTTCTGGCATAAAATGACCCTACCTATTCTGAACATTGACATCTTTTTGTTCAGATCAGGTAGGGTCATTCATTCTGGTCCGAGATGGGAGACTCGAACTCCCGGCCTGATGGTCCCAAACCACCCGCGCTACCAACTGCGCTAATCCCGGATATTCGATTTTTCTGCATGATACTATGCGGAGAAGGAAAAAGCAAGTTTTTCGTGTCTGTGGGCAGTGCTGTGGTCAAGGCCGGTTTTGCGGGGGGATCTTCAGGCGGGGGATTTCCGCC